GCCACGGCCCAGACTTTTTGAGGGCTGGGAAAACCTGCCCCACGCGATTTTCTATAAATTGTGCTTTCGCCAAAGCCTGTGGCTTGGGAAACCTGAGTGATCGAAAGCATTTCCGCGTCATCCCGCGGCACTGGGTTGTGATAGCTGTTCGAAACCATTTTCTTCTCCTGTTGTGTTATGTAGAAGCAACACTATGCGGGTTATCGCATAGGTCGTCAACTGTTTTTTTATCCGACCAATATTCGGTTCCAAGCGTCGCGCATTTTTTGGATGTCTGCGTCGCGCTCTTCTTGAGTGCCCATCCCCCCAAGTTGTAAGAGAGCGATTTGGCTCTCGACCGCCTCTTCCACAACGAATTTAGCGTCGGACCAGGAGATTTTTTTTGTAATCGAAGTCATTTCGCTTTCCCTTTTTTGTGAGATAGCGATTATATACGATTATATAAGAGTTATCAACGACTATATAAGAATTATCAGCGGGAAACATAACAATTTAAAAAAGCAGACGCCCCCCGGACAGGGAGGAACCGGGGGGCGTCGCGGTCAACTAGAGAGACACTGCACCGTCTGACCTTACGAGCAGTAGGGGAAAAATAAAGCGCGTTTATGCGTATGTCAAGGGTCTATCGCATACCTGCCACTAATGTTTTATCTTCACGTCCATTTTTTGACTAGGTGTAACGTTCTTATACACCTCAAACATATATCGGAGCTGACCGCTGATGGTACGGCCCTCTTCGCGAGAGATTTTTTTCAATTCGTCGTACACTTCACGGGGTGTCAGAACACTTTTCCAACGCTCGGTATCCATAATTTATCTCCATAAAAAGATTTTGTAAGAATATATGAGAATTTATCCTAATAAGCAAGGGCAATCCCGTTATTCTGCGGTCCCCCAAGAATCTCCGATTTCGACGTCACATTTCGACGGAACCTCCAACGGCACGGCGTTTTCCATGATTCTCGCGACCTCGAAAGCTTCTTCCTTTGACCCCACGGACATGGCTATCTCGTCGTGAATTTGGATCATTGGAAGCCTGCCGCTCTGGTAGATATCGACCATTGCTTTTTTTGTCATGTCGGCTGCCGACGCTTGGATCAAACGGTTCAAAGCTTTGTATGTAAAGGCCCTTTTTAAGCGCGCCGTGGGCCCATGTTCGAGGACCGCGTCCTTGTAGGACATGGCCTTGTGCATGGCGAACGAGTCCGGCTCCCAGAGGTCGAAGCGACACTTCCTGCCGAGTATGGACCGGAGCGAACCGGACGACGCCTTTTCGTTAAGACGGTTCATGACGCCGTTCATCAATCCTTTAACGAACGGCACGCGATCATGATACTGCTTAGTCAGGCTCTTGGCCTCGTCCACGGATACGTCCAGTTGTTCGGACAGTTTGTTCACGCCCATGCCATACATCATGCCCAAATTGATGGTCTTCGCCTGCTTTCTGGCGATGTTGGCCATTTCCGCGACCATGGTATGAAAGTCAGTGTCTGGATCATTGGAATAAGCCTCCACAAACTCCTCTGCCCCGCGCAGCGGCACGCCGCGGGCTTTCCCGTAAAGGTGCGCGTAGTGAACCAAGATGCGTGGTTCCTGCTGCGAGAAATCAATGGCCGCCCATTGGTCGCCTTCTTCGGGTAAGAAAAGACTGCGGATCATGGGTCCGAGTTCTGGATCGCGGGCCGGGATTTGTTGCAAGTTGGGGTTGGACATTGAAATGCGCCCCGACACGGTTCCGCCGTCGTCAGAACGAATTTGGTTGATGTGGCTATGAATGCGGCCGTCGGCCCGGCAGTGCTTCATTATTGTGTTGATGAACGTGCCGGACGTTTTGTTCAGGTTCCGCGCTTCGACAATAAGCTTCGCGATTGGATGCTCATGCTCTTGCAGGAACTGTTTGGTGAAACTTGGCGCGCCCTTTTCGGTCTTGGGATATCCAATATCCATACCATCAAACGCTTTGGCGAGGGATTGAGCGGCCCAGATTTCAACGGTGGTTCCGGTGAGCCGTTTAATCTCCTGAAGAACGCTTTTTTCTCGTTTGAGAAGGCTGTTCCGCGTGATTTCGACCTTGTTCTGGTCAACGCGCACGCCTCGCATGGTCATGTCTACGAGGCATGGCAGGAGGTTCAGTTCCAAATCGGCAATGGTTGTTAGGTTTTCTTTACGGATTTGTCCGGTGAAATAGTTCCACAATTCAAGAGTAAGCTCGGCGTCGGCTTCCGCATACGGTCCGACGTACATGGCGGGCATCTTCCACATCTCGGCTTTTGGGTCGATGCCGAACTCGCGCGCTGCCTCTACCAGCCCCTTTTCCGATTTGGTTTTGTTAAGCAGGTCGTAGGATAGTGCGTTTAGGCTGTAGCTGAAGCGGTTTTCGTCCAGTAACGATGCGATGACCATCGTGTCGATGATCCGACCATTAACTTCAAACCCGGTAGCCTTAATCCATCCGAGGTCGTACTGGGCGTTGTGCATCACCTTGTCTGCCGGGCACTCAAACACCTTTTTGAGCCATCGGGACACGATGCGCTCGTCGAGATTGCCACCACCGAAATGCTTTACAGGCAGATAACCAGACCACCCGTCCACGGCGAGGGCATAACCTACGATGAACCCGTCTTTGGTCGGCCACCCTGGACCGTTTGATTTCAGGTTTGGGTCCGACGTTTCAACGTCGATTGCAATCGTTTTCGCTGACGTGATGTCGGGCAGCTCCAGCGGGGGAACCCACTCGCTTTTTGGCGCAAACATAGCCATTTGCAATTTAGTCAACCTGTTTTTCCTTCAAAGCGAACTCAGCACCGAGGGCCGTGTACCCCGCCTTATCGACCCAGCTATCTTCATGATCCAGCGTGGATAACAACCGGCAGGTCTTGAGCCAGTCCATCATGAGCGCGACGTGTGCGGGTGTCAGATATCCAGAATTTGACAGAGCTCCGCGCATGATCACGTTCCAACCCTCTGCAATCCGCGCATGGTTTTCATAAGCGTCACCATAATCTTTGGCGCGCTGACCGTTAATTAGCTGCTCGGCTTTCGACAAGATTTGTTCGCGGTTCATACGTAATAGCTCCTTGCGGAATCTTCAGGTTCTACGAGGACGAGAGTGTCCTTGGTTCGAGTAATTCCGACATAAAACACCCGGTGCATGTCGTCCGGATTGCGCTGCATGTCATCATCTGCGGCTTTGGTTAGGCTAGTGTAGAGAACAACGTTGTCGGCTTCTCCGCCTTTTGAACCGTGGATCGTGGACAGCGAAATCCGGGGTTCGGCGTTGAACTTTTCGCCGCGGCGCAAAAGAGCCGTAACATACGCCCTGTCGGTCTCCGGAATTTTATCCAAAGCTTCTGACCAAATCATGGATTGATCTGCCAACAGGCCATGGTTTTCCATCAGCGCGGACATACTAACGACGTCGTCGTCCTCCAGGCCTGTCAGCTTCTTAAATCCGCGCTTTATGCGCGTCCCGGCAGACATAAAAGCATAAACCTGCCGCGCTAGCACAACAGGGATTGAATGTCCCCGGCGTAAAGTCTCCCACCCGTTCACGGCATCGGATAATTTCTTGCCAATGGACCGTGAGCCGCGGTAATTAAACAAATATCCGCCGGATTTAAGCCACGCGGCGGCGTCTTGCAGCATGTATCCCGCTTGAGACAGGATGAGCCATTCGCCACTGCTCATGTCTAAATATTCAATGCCCGCCACAGTTTGGACGTGCCCCTCCTCGGGTTTTGGTTCGTACCTCTTCGGGAACCGGCGGTTAATGCGACTGGCGACGGTCTGCGCGACGGCATGAACTCGACGCGGCACTCGGTACGATTGAGAAAGTGTTTCTGAACCGCCGGGGAGGTTGATGAAGTGGTCAACGTCGGCACCGGCCCATCGGTAAATCGCCTGGTCGTCGTCTCCTGCGCAATATGTGCGAGTTGAGTTCTCGTCGAGAATATGCGCGAGGTCCCATTGCAACGGACTAAGGTCTTGAGCTTCGTCTATGAAGCACAGATCGAAATGCGGGCAGGTCATATGCGCGGACCGTATAAATTCATCCAACATGTCTGTGAAATCATAAAGGCCCATGTTGCCCTTGTATGCCTCCAAGCTTGTAGCAACGTAATTCACGACGTTCCAAGACTCGTCCAAGCTACTTTCGTTATATTGGTCTCTCAAATCCACCTTCCGCAGGCGGGCGAGGTTGATAACGTTCAGGATGGGGTTTTTGTTCGACGTAATGGACGTAATGTCTTCCTCGAACGCGCCTACTTGGGTGGAGCTGTAAACCTCTACGCCTATCGTTTCCGACAGCTCTCGGTAGTGCTCCTCCTGCATAACCTGCTCACCACGGATATTGCTCAGAGACATGGCTAAAGAGTGCAGCGTTCGGAAGTAACTCAGGTCCTTCTTAGGATCGAGGTTAAAACGCGCTGCGGCACGGTCCCTGGCCTCATTAGCCGCCTTGCGTGTGAAGGCTAAGAACGCGATCTTATGCGGGTGTATGCCGCTCTCCAGGGCTTCATCGACCATGTTCAGAAGCGTAGTGGTCTTGCCGGTTCCGGGCGGTCCAAAAATGCGAAACATTACTGGTTCCTGCCGAAAGAGTCCGGTCGATTTTCTAAGCGCAATCTTATGGCTTTAATCGCATTACCTTCCGTAACAATCTGACGAACCCGCTCTCGACTAAGATCAAACCGATGGGCAATGCTGGGGAGCGTTCTTTTCTCCAGAACGCGCATCCGCCAAATATTCCAATTCCTCTCCCGGTGTCTCTTTCGGAAGTCCTCCATCAGAACGGAACCTCCGCCTGACGTTTTAGCCGGGACGTATCGAAAACCATATCGGCGTTTTCAAAGGCAGGTATTTGCCACACACGCACGGAGCGTCCTTTGATTTTAAGAACGACGCTGTCGCCGTTAATGTCGCGCAGCCGTTGCGCAATCTTATGGCTTTTGTACTCGAAGAACTTATTTTTGCGCAGGTGCGCCTCAAAATCCTTCAACCGAAAAAAAGTCTGGTTCTTTTCTTCGTCGGTCCACGGACGTCGCAGCAAGATTTCTTCTTTGTCTTGAGCCTGCTGTAGGTGTCGGCAGAACTCTTCCAGATAGTCGTAGAACTGCCCGCTAATGCTGGCATCCTGCGCCACCTCTACAATGGCGCTTTCGTTGTCCCGCATCTCTGTCAAAAGCGCACCAATGCGTGCTTCCCACTGGGCCTTGGCCAACGACATGGGCATAAAATTCAACTGCTCCATGCAGGCTTTCTGAAACACCGGCTGGTTCATCAAAGCGTCAGTATCTAGCTCCAAAGGCTCCCCGTTCACGTCCATGAACCACACCGGAGGGTTGGAATTATACTTACGCAAGTTGGCTACTGTAGCGCCCGCTACCGCCGCCCCTATCCCAAACTTTTTGGTTCGGCACAGGTCTTTGTTGCAATGCGCGTTGATGGGACTGTCAGAGCACTTGTAGACATAGTCTTTGCGCTGTAGCTGCTTCGCGACAATGTTAACCTCGTTCAGCGGCAGCGGCGGCTCAAGATAGTCCATGTTAAACCGCAGTATCTCGGACTCCCAGCTATCTGGGTAAGCTTTGCGCAGGTAAACGCCCAGGTTAAAGAGGCCGTTGTTACGACCGCCCTCCGAAATCTTTGAGTTACACAAAATCTGCAAGCACGGCGGCCCGTCTTTTAAATGGTCTGTTTTTCCAGACGTCTCGACTTGCAGCTTTAAAATCTGCTCGGGAGTTTGAACATGAGCCTCATACAGCTCAAAAAACTCGTCTAGCGTCGCGGACGTGCCGTCGTCTAAAAACCCGTACCGAAGACCCGCCTCGTGATCGAAATACGGAAGATTAAGAAAGTTTCCGACATCGCCTCGGTCTAAATGCAGTTTTACCTGCTTTGGAAATATCTCGCTCTCGCCATAGCCCAGGGCCGCGGACATATGTTGCAGGGCTTTCTGCATGTCAGCCGCGGCAATCCAATCCTTAGAAAACAAAAAACAATGCGCGCCACCAGACTTTGATCGGCAAACCACCAGCGGCAACTTCATCCGCCGTATTTTTTCAATCAGCATTTTGTGGTCTAGGGGGTACTGGTCGATATCAATGCACCCCCACTTGCTTTTGTTGTCGGCGTTAATCGGAATAATTCCAATGCCCGCCCCGTCACCGTTTAGGTGGCCCTCCCAAAGCTTCGTGGTCCGCGGTTCGCGCAGGATTCCTGCCTTGCCTTTAGCCTTCCCGTTTGATCCGGTGCTTTCAATTTTGAAGTAGCCGTAGGCTTCCTTCAGGCCATCGAATATGGCCATGAACTGCTTGACTTGCATGTGCGCCTCAGAAAAATGTGGCGGGACCGAAGCCCCGCCACTTAGGATCAGAACGGAATGTCGTCGTCTTGCGCTGCGGGCGACGCGCTTTCGTCCGAGGAGTGCTTAACCTGAACGTCTCCCAGGCTGATGCTCGCCGCAAAGCTTTTAGCCCGCTGGTAAATATCAACGCTCTGCACGGGTCCTTCGACGCTCATCTCCCAGCCATGCCAGGAGCCTTTGGAGTTCTCCTCCAAAATGGTTTTGAGGCGGTAGACGTGACTGAAACGAGGCGGAGTGAAAGGTCCATTCTTACCGTTCATCGTCCGGCTGGCCATCATGCTGTTCCACTTACGGCTCTTTTTGAGCTGAGTAGATTTCATAGCAATCAACGCCGTTTCAGCACTACCGTCTTCGTTCAGTACGACGACAAAATGTTGGTGCGTCTCCTCGATGTATTCACCAGAACCGTCGGCGACGTAATCCTTATTGTCGTCCGGAGACCGCTCAGTGCGCGGACGGGTGTCCCCTGGCTCGTAGATAGCGCTGGGTGCGCCCGTTCCAGAGCCCCGTGGTGCCCACTGAATGAAACGGCGTTGATACGCGGCAGGAATGACGGAGATACCGTCCTTGCCTTTGTAAATGGCCCCTGTGACGGTGTTGTAGATGTCGCCCTTGCGAGCGTCGTCACGTTCGTCCAGAACAGGGTCGTTACCGCTGAGAACCTTTAGAAACGGCAGGGCAAGATCATCTTGTCCCATGTTTTCCATGCCCGCACCGGCATCCGCTTCAAAAAGGCTTTCGTCTACGACGGAAACAGCGTTATCTTCGTTTTTAGCCACAGCTCTTGCCATGTTATTTGCTCCTCTTAATGACAGCGCGATGGCCTATCCAAGCGCCAAACAATTCCATTGGAAACTCATCACCAGCCTCGACGCGCTCTTTCACAAAGGCGCGCAAAGTCTGAGGATGAATTTCGGTTTTCTGCTCGGGTGCATAACCCTGTTGAGCGGCGAGGTCCGTAAACGATGCGGCGAGTTCGTCTTCTCCTCGACCGAAACGCACGTTCACCTGATTTTTAATGATGTCATCATAGTGGTGGTCTCGGAGCCACGCGTATGCGGTCTCCCTGTTCGCCACTAAAATAGAAGCACCATAAGTTTGCTTGACCTCAACGGTGGAACCGTCGTCAAGTTCAAACTTGTTGATGCCGACCTCTTGCAATAAAGCAGGCAGCTCCTCGTCGGTAAGCTTCATCAAAGCCTTTTTTTCCGATTTGAGCGTTTGCTCCAAGTCGGAGATCAGCTCTTCTTTTTCGCGGATGGATCGTGCGATCCCCGCGACGCTGGACAAATCCGCCTGATCGACATTTTCGACAGATTGCGAATTTTCCTCTTCCATTAGACTAGTTAGATCAGTCATCCGTAGTTCCTTTTCGCTGTTGTAGGCCGTGTCCGACCTTGACAAAGACTGATATTATCTTATACCGGTATCGTGTCAACCTGTTTTTAGGAGATTGTTTGAAATGATTGGTTACGAGTTTAAAACGAAACCCTACAAACATCAGGAAAAAGCGTTAAGCGCTTGTTGGGATTCAACTTTTTTTGCTCTGTTCATGGAGATGGGGACCGGTAAGACAAAAGTCGCCATCGACAATATGGCTGTTCTTTACGAAAAAGGTGAAATAACTTCCGCACTCGTCATAGCTCCAAAAGGCGTTTACGATAATTGGGTTCGCAATGAAATCCCCACGCACCTGCCGGAAAGAATAAACCGTCAGGTCATGCGTTGGGTTCCGAAAAAAACTAAAACATATGAATCGGAGTTGGTGGATTTTGTGCTTTCAAAAGAAAGCATGTTGAAGATATTTGTTATGAACGTTGAAGCGTTATCCACGAAGCGTGGAGTGGAAGCTGCGGAAGCGTTTTTGCACCAAAACCCAGAGAATTTTGTCCTCGTAGACGAATCCACCACTATAAAAAATAGAAAAGCCGCTCGTACAAAAAACATCATGTCACTTAGGGTGCTATCTAAATATCGACGCATCCTGACAGGGTCTCCCATTACGAAAAGCCCTATGGATTTGTTTAGCCAGAGCCTGTTCTTAGACAAGCGCGCCTTAAATTATAACAGCTATTTCGCGTTCCAAGCCCGATATGCCGTGGTCCGTCAACGATCCGTGGGGCACCGCAGTTTTCAAGAAATTGTTGGATATCGCAGGCTGGACGAACTGTCCGAAAAGTTGGACCAGTTTAGCTACCGCGTGCTCAAACAAGATTGTCTGGACCTACCGGAAAAAGTATTTGTCCGGCGCGAAGTTGAATTAACCAAAGAGCAGAGGTCCGCTTACGACCAAATGGTGGTATGGGCCTTGGCCGCTTTGGGCAATGGCGAAGTTGCGACCACGTCGAACGTACTGACGCAAATTATGCGCCTGCAACAAATCTGCTGCGGTCACATAACGACCGACGAAGGTTTTTTAAAAGAACTTCCCAACAACCGCTTGTCTACTTTGATGGATTTGGCCGAGGAAGTGCAGGGCAAAGCTATAATTTGGGCGACATACACTCATGATATCAAGAGCATATCTAATGCACTCAGCGACCGTTTTGGACCGGATTCGGTGGCTACATACTACGGAGAAACGCCGCAGGACGAACGGCAGCAGATCGTTAATTGGTTTCAGGACGAAATCAGCCCGCTTCGGTTTTTCGTCGGACAACCTAGAACCGGCGGATATGGCATTACGCTGACCGCGGCAAACACCGTCGTTTATTATAGCAACAGCTATGACCTAGAAATCCGCCTTCAATCGGAAGACAGAGCGCACCGCATTGGTCAAACCAACAAGGTCACATACGTGGACCTTGTATCTCCAAAAACCGTGGATGAAAAGATTTTGGAAGCTCTACGAGATAAAATTATTCTCGCGGGCGAAGTCCTTAAAGAAGAAGCCCGAAAGTGGCTGACCTAAACAAGATTGGAAAAGCCGCCCGCTTTTTCTTCGGCGGCCCGCGCCAAAAGTTGTTGGGTAAAATCAGCCCCCGCGGAAGGGTTGAAGTCGAAATAATCAGGTCTTTGCATGTATTCCGGCACAGCCAAGTATTCTGTGTTGTTTAATAGCGCGCCGCCCGGTGCTCGGATAGGGCGTGGAGACCGTACCTGTGCCCGCGACTCTGGTCTTCTCGTCATTGTTACAGGAGAAACAGACCCTTCTTTTGGTTCAGCGGCATATGCTCCGATCCCGCCAGAGGAGCCGTAGGCCGTGGCCCGCGCGACGTCGTCTTTTGCGGGGTATTCAAGGTCCAAGGGGAATACGTCTTCTGCGGGGGCTTCGCGGTTCAAGGGGAATACGTTTTCTGCGGGGGCTTCGCGGTTCAAGGTGTTTACGGCTCCCGCATCTTCCAACAAGTTAGAATAGAATTTACGAGACGCGTCAAAAACGGCCTTATATTCCGGCAAAGCCTCTGACAACAAACGTTCAAACTCACTAAAACTTCCATATTTGCTAAGAAGGTTGTTATGGAAGTTTTCCAACTCCCGCATCTCTACCGCAGATGATTCATCATCAATGTTGTTTCTCAGCTCTTCTAAGCGAGCGTAATCGGAAAGAACCTCTTCTTCAAAAGTTAACGACGGGTCGCCATCTGAAACCGACGTCACAGGGACTTCCAGTTCAGAAAGTTCTGGAACCCGGCCGCCCTCTGCAAAGGACTGCAAAGGACTACCAAACGGAGACATATTTGACTGTCCGCCGCCGCTAAATAAACTGCCGAAGACAGACCCTATGCCCTGTTGAGCAACGCTGGGCAGGGGCATGTTAGACCCAAACGGAGACATATTTGATTGTCCGCCGCCGCTAAATAAACTGCCGAAGGCAGACCCTATGCCCTGGCCAACGCTCTGAGAAAAACCCGGAGATACATTTGACTGTCCGCCGCCACCAAATATTTGTTCTTCAGCGCGCCTAATGTCGCTAATAAAATTATCTAATTTTTTGTTGTTAGGTCTGATATGCTTGTTGCGAAGAGCATCAGCATAATCGTTAAGAAAACTCCCTGGGCCCCTATTTGAGCCCCTATTTGAGCCCATTCTCGGACCTGTCGTCGATCTGTCTCGCGCAACTGATACGTCATATATAGGCGAGAGAGACGTATAAGCCACCCCTTCGGGTAAAGGTCCATACTTCTTTTCTATAAAATCCCTACTTACGGGATTTCCTAAAGTACGATCTGGCATGCTCATCTCATAAACTCCCAATCCCGGTCATCATGGCATCACCCGGAAACAATTGTTGCATCCGGGCACGTTGTTCAGGGTTTGCAGCGCCGGTCAACGGGGCAGGAGCCGCGGGCCGCGGAGCGGTAGCCGGGGGACGGTAAGGACCGGCCGGT